CAAAGAGATGCAGTTGTAAAACAATTCGGAAGATCTTCAGTTCAGTCTGCAAATTCTAGTGTTACATCACCAACAGTTACTACTTCTGGAGATTCAATTCCGGTTCTTAAAGCATATAAGTTTTATGGCGTATTCCCAACTGCAGTAAGTGCAATTGATCTATCATATGATTCTACTGATTCTATTGAAGAATTTACTGTAGATCTTCAAGTTCAATGGTGGGATGCTCTTGATTCGACAGGTACAACTCAATTGGGCACAGATCCCCAGGTTTTAAATCCCCAGTAATTAGTGACCTCATAAATAATAGGAAATAGAGTTAACACTTGAGTAATGCCTAAATTATTTGGTTTTAAAATCCAAGATTCGGAGGACGATGGATCAAAAAAATCCATCGTCTCTCCTGTTCCGGAGAACAATGAGGATTCTTCGGACTTTTATGTATCTAGTGGATTTTATGGACAGTATGTTGATATCGAAGGAGTTTACAAATCAGAATATGATCTAATCAAAAGATATCGTGAAATGGCTATCCACCCAGAGGTTGATGGTGCCATTGAAGATATTATCAATGAGGCTATTGTATCAGATCAAAATGATTCTCCTATTCAAATTGATTTGCAAAATGTTCCTGCTTCGGATAAATTAAAGTCAATTATCAGAGATGAATTTAAATATATCAAAGAAATTTTAGATTTTGACAAAAGATGTCATGAAATTTTAAGAAATTGGTATGTTGATGGTAGAATTTATTATCACAAAGTTATTGATTTAGAGAAACCAGAAGAAGGGATCAAAGAGGTAAGATATATCGATCCCATGAAAATTAAACTGGTCAGAAAAATCAAGAAAGATGGAAAGCATGTTTTAAATCCATCTTTTATGGTAACTGATGGAAGAACTGCAAATGCTAATATGATAACTCCCGAAGTCGAGGAGTTTTATGAATATGATCCAAACATTAGAGGAACTGGAGCAGGTCAAGGCACTAGTAACTTTAAAAATGCCGTTGGTGGTGCTGCAAGAATTTCTAAAGATGCAATTACATATGTACACTCCGGATTAGTAGATAGAAATAAACAGGTCATTCTTTCATATCTCCATAAAGCAATTAAAGCACTTAATCAATTGAGAATGATTGAGGATTCTCTTGTTATCTACAGACTTTCAAGAGCCCCAGAAAGAAGAATTTTCTATATTGATGTAGGTAATCTACCAAAGATTAAAGCGGAACAATATCTCCGTGATGTCATGACCAGATATCGTAATAAACTCGTTTACGATGCCAACACTGGGGAAATTCGTGATGATAAGAGAATGATGGCCATGTTGGAAGATTTTTGGCTTCCTCGCCGCGAAGGTGGTAGAGGAACTGAAATCTCCACTCTTCCTGGTGGTCAGAATCTGGGCGAACTTGCGGATATTGAGTATTTCCAAAAGAAACTTTATAGAGCACTTGGAGTTCCAGAATCAAGATTGGCTCAAAGTGGTGGATTTAATTTAGGTCGTTCTTCGGAGATTTTAAGAGACGAAATTAAATTCACAAAATTTGTGGGTAGAATGAGAAAGAGATTTTCACATCTTTTCATGGATATGTTGAAAACACAACTCATCCTTAAAAACATTGTAACTCCTGAAGATTGGAAAGTTCTTTCTGAACACATTCAATTTGATTTTGTTTATGACAATCACTTTGCTGAACTCAAAGAAGCAGAGTTAATTCAAAATAGACTTAATGTTCTTGCAGTTGCAGAACCTTATGTTGGAAAGTATTTTTCAGTTGAGTATATACGAAGAAATATTCTCAAACAGACTGATGCAGAAATTGTAGAAATTGATGAACAGATTGGTGCTGAACAAGCTGCAGGAATTATTCCACCTCCAGTAGATCCAAACACTGGATTACCAGTTGGACAAGAACCTCCTGTAGATCAAGCTGCAATGGGAGAAGTTCCAATGAGTCCAGAAGCTTCTACTAGTGTTGTTGAAATGCCTCCTACCGAAGAGGCTCCTAAAGTTACGATGCCAAAGGGTGGCAGAATCTAATAAATAATTTTTAAGTAAACACTGAATTTAAAACAATGGATGATCTTATTGACATGATGGTTTCTAATGAATCCCCCGCAGACATTAGTGACAAAATCAAAGAAATTTTAATGCAAAAATCTGCAGAAAACATTGATATTATTAGACCAGTAGTGGCTTCTTCAATGTTTGGTGGTCCTGAATTTAATGCAGAATCTGAAGTAGAAGATACTGAAGAATATGTTGAAACCGAAGAAGAAGACGCAGAATAATAAATAACTATTATAGAACTTTATTATAACGATGCAAAGAACAAAAATAATTGCAACAGAAGTTGCAATGCCAACAACTGCAGGCGCTGCTTCCAGTATTAGCGAAGCAACTTGTGTAAGATTATATAATGGTTCTGGAGCTGCTGCTACGGTAAGCATTTCAACTGCTGTGGGAGCTGCAACTACTAGTACTTTCACAATGCCAAATGCAACAGTTGAATTTCTTCAAAAAGCGTCAACAGATGTAATTTTTGCATCTTCTGCATCAGTATTAGCTGCTAAAGTAGGACTTACCAATTAAGAACAATGAAACTAATTACCGAAGAAGTAACAAATGTAAAAATTATCAGTGAAGGAAAAGGCGCTGATAAAAAGCTTTACATTGAAGGGGTATTCCTTCAAGGTGAAATTAAAAACAGAAATGGTAGAATGTATCCCATTTCTACTCTTTCTCGTGAAGTAAATCGTTACAACGAAAATTTCGTTGCAAAAGGTCGTGCTCTTGGAGAACTTGGACATCCAGATGGCCCTACTGTAAACCTTGATCGCGTATCACATAAGATTACTTCTTTGGTTCAAGAAGGTAATAATTTTATTGGTAAGGCACAAATCCTCAATACTCCAATGGGTAAGATTGCATCTTCACTTCTTGATGAAGGTGTAATGCTTGGTGTTTCTTCTCGTGGTGTCGGTTCACTCCAAACTACCAGTGAAGGACATAAAGTAGTTGGTGAAGATTTCATGCTCGCTACTGCAGCTGATATCGTTGCAGATCCTTCTGCTCCTGATGCTTTTGTTTCAGGAATTATGGAAGGTAAAGAGTGGGTTTGGGAAGGAGGAATCCTTCGTGAACAAATTGCATCAAGAACTCAAAAGAGAATCAACACACTTGTTGATCAAAGAAAGCTAGATGAGCAGAAGTTAAATCTGTTCAATGAGTTTTTATCAAATCTTTAAATTATAAATAAATACAGATTATACTAAGGTAATCGGAGAGTACAAATGTCCCGTGGTAAGAATTTACAAGAAATGGAAACCGGCACTTCACAATCCAAAACCGCTGTAAATGCTCACGCAGCAGCAGCGGAAGCACCACACAAGAGCGCAACTCCAGTTGTTGCTCCTGGTCAAACAGGTGCTTGGGAAGATCTAGGAGGCCCAACTCCAGAAAATAGCCGTCCAGATGACGCTTCCAATATGCTTAAAGTTCCAGGTGCAACCCTTAAGCAAGTTAAGGATGTTGTAAACGCTAAAGCTGCTGCAGCTGATGCTCCTGCTACTTCTGCAACTCCAGTTGCTACCCCTGGTCAAGGTGGTGGTATGAAGGAAGAGGTAGAAGAAGAGGAAGAACTAGTAGAAGTTGAAGCTGAAGCCGAAGAAGAGGCTGAAGAGGAAGGCGGCGAAGAGGAAGTAGTTGAAGAAGATGTAGATTCTTTTATTGAAGAGGATGTAAACGCTCTTCTATCTGGTGAAGAGGAACTCTCCGAAGAGTTTAAAGAGAAAGCAAAACTAGTATTTGAATCTGCTCTTGTAGCTAAAACAAAAGAAATTCAATCATCTTTAGAAGAGCACTATGCTGTTGCTCTCGCTGAAGAGATTGAAGAGATTAAACTCGAACTAACCGAGCGCGTTGATTCATACCTAGAGTATGTTGCATCCGAGTGGTTAGAAGAGAATGCTCTCGCAGTTGAAACTGGTCTCAAGACTGAGATCACTGAGTCCTTCATCGATGGTATGAAGGGTCTTTTTGAAGCACATTATGTATCAATGCCTGAAGAAAAATATGATGTTCTAGAGAGCATGGTAGAAAAACTTGATGAAATGGAAGCAAAACTCAACGAGCAAATCGAAAGAAATGTTGCTCTTAACAAGAAACTTTCAGAGTCTGTAGCTGATACAATTCTGAATGCTGTTTCTGAAGGTCTTGCAGTTTCCCAAAAGGATAAGCTTGCAACCCTCGCAGAAAGTGTTGAGTTTGAGAGTGAAGATGACTATTACCAGAAGCTGGTAACTCTTAGGGAATCTTATTTCCCAAGAAACGCTGGTATTCCAGCAAACGAAACGGAAAATCTAACAGAAGAAGCGAACTTCCAGGAAGTGAATCATTCACCTTCTATGGACGCTTATTTACGCGCGCTTTCCACCGTTGCTAAAAAGTGATTTTTAGATAATACTCAAACCGCAGTTCAACAACACTTTTAATAGAGGTATTACAAACAAATGGACGGAACTAATTCACAAATGTTAATGGAGAAGTGGGCTCCAGTTCTAGACTTCGACGGTCTAGGCGACATCAAAGATTCCCACAGAAGAGCTGTTACAGCTCAAATGCTCGAAAACCAAGAAAGAGAACTCCGCGAGTCTGCTGAGTTCCTTGGCGAAGCTTCCCCAGTAAACTCTGCTGGTACTGGTGGATTCGGTGGTGGTGCTACCGCTGCTGGCCCAGTTGCTGGTTTCGACCCAGTTCTAATCAGCCTCATTCGTCGTGCAATGCCTAACCTCATTGCTTATGACATCTGTGGCGTTCAACCAATGAGCGGTCCTACTGGACTCATCTTCGCAATGCGTTCCCGCTACGATTCCCAGAGTGGAACTGAGACCTTCTTCGATGAAGTCGATACCACCTTCTCTGGTCAGAACAACAGCCGCAACCTTTCCAACGGATTCTCCGATGGTCTCGTTGGTTTCGGTACAACCAACCAGGATGGAACCAATCCT